AAGATGGTTGAGTATACTGAATCTATTAAGGGTGATTTGAAGAATGATGTTCGCAGACTAGAAGGTGTAGTAGAAAATGTTGAAAGATCTAGTAAAACAGACCAGCGTTTGACAGATGCCACAGTTAAAGACATTAAGCGTGAGAACGATGCCACAGTTAAAGATATCAGAAGATACACTGATGAAACAATTAGAGATGTAAATCGTGAGATGGTAAAAAATCAAAAAGAAACAACAGCGGAAATCCGTGCGTTGAGAAGCGAAGTTGATATGAAGATTAAAAAAGCATTGGATAATCCTCTATCAAACTAGGAAAAGAGAAATGACAGAGCAAATTAAAGATGTAAATAAAAAGATTGATGAGTTAGAAGCAGGTGTTAAGAAATACGCCAGCAAAGATACAGTTATTAGCATTGGTGGATACGAATTTACTCCAGCTAAACTTATGATAGCTGCAACTATTGTGTCATCAATACTCGGTGGACTATACGGAGCATTTGAAGTCTATAAATCATATCAAGATATGAAGACTAAAATTGAAAAGTACGTAGCACCAGACTTAACAGAAATTGAAAAGAAGTTGGCGATTGTTGAAGAGAATTCTCAAAAGTCATCTGATTATACTCGTGATATCAAGAACGATCTTAAGAATGACATCCGTCGTCTAGAGGGAGTTGTTGAAAGTGTGGAAAGATCATCTAAACAATCTCAAAGAGAGACTGAGCAAGATGTTCGTAACTTACGAAAAGAAATAGATAGTAAGATCCAAAAAGCGTTAGATAATCCATTGGCAGGAAAATAATTATAAGGAATTTGCCATGAATGATAAAAAATTATTTAAATGGGTAATCATACTTCTTTTGTTACCACTTGGTTTGGCATATTTTGGCGGAGATCGTTTTAGATATCCATGTCAAGATCCAGACAATTGGGACAAAGAGATGTGTAAGATGCCTAGATGCGACGTAACTAGAACTTGTCCTGAACATATTTTTAAAGGACAAAGAGATCCTAGACTTGGTCCACCACCAACTAGAGTAGAACCGATGGGTGCAACACCAGCACCAACATGTCAACAACCAGCAGGAGCATGCAAATGAGTGAACAATTTATGTACACAGAAGACCAGTTGATGGCTCGACTAAGATTCTTTATTGGAGTCTGTTTGGCACTAACATTGACTGGCATCGTTTTTGTGGTTTTATATTCAATTATTTTTGTGACACAACCACTAAACGCTATTAGTCCAATTGACCAAAAATTCTTTGAGTTAATTATTCCTATTGCCACTTTCTTGACTGGTACTTTGTCAGGCATTATGCTGGCAGGTAAAGATCCTGAAGCAAACAAAATGGCACTACAAGCAGCAAACAAAGGATGGGATAAACCACCAACACCATCTGCACCATCTTCTGGTGGTATGCCACCTCGTCCATCAATCGGTGGAATGGTAAGTGGACTTGCAGCAGGTGCAACTGGTTTTGGTATGAGTGCAGGTTCACCAGTAATGACTAGAATGCCAGACTTAGAACCTGGAGATCCTACTCACAGAAATTTCCGTAATGATTAATCCCTTTGATGTATGGGTAAGAACCATGTTAGAACTATGGTTTTTACCCTATAAAATCATAGGAATGGCTTCCAAATAACCCTACAATCTGTAAGGTCATCCTAAACCCCTGTAAATACAGGGGTTTTTTCTTGTAAAAAGTGCTTGTCTTTAATTGCAAATTAGGGCATAATAGATGTATGAAAAGTGAAAAAGGAGTTGTTATGAAAGGTTCGATTCGTTTAGTTGTGGGGTTTCTCCTCGTGTTCGGTGCTGTTGGTGGTCTTGACAATCCTGAGAATCCCGTGATGGCAGGAATTGCTCTTGCTGCAGTTGGTTTGGGTTTGATGTACTCTGGTTCAAAAGCGATGGAGCGTGTATAATGGGTAAATTAAAAGAGTCTTTGATTACTTTGGAAGAAATGGTCGAGCAGGGTTTCACTGCTACTGAGATTAGCAATCAACTCGGTGTTTCTTATGATTTGGCAATGCAATACATTTTTCAGCGTCATGAACTTGAATTGCAGAAACAACATGAATTTATGTCTTATGGAGAACAGCAATGAAAAATACAATTGAATATCGTGGTCAGACTTTTGACCGCACACATGGTAGTCCTTTCGATCGTGGTGCAGCTGATAGCTGGTACAGTCGTCCGCAAAGTCCACACTGGTATCCTAAGGGATCTTATCGTGGTGACCGAGTTGAATCTAAAGACATGAGTATTGCAGAAATGCGTGCATACTTCATGGGCTACGAATACAATGAGCAGTTCGGTGATAAAAAGAGTTGGGATTAAAACCCCAAATGGTCTTTGTGGAGGGATATCCGTGGCAGACCTTAAACAGCCTAAACAGCAGTCTATATCTACAGGTCGTTGCGTCCTTTGACTGAGAGACTATAAAGAAAGAGTCATAAACTGATGCAGTCTATTTTTGCTGGTTACAGACTATAAAGAAAAACCAGCACTAATTTTGAAGGAGTTGTTATGTTAGCATATTGTGATTACATCGCTAAAGTGATTAGCGAATCAATGAAGAAAGACTCGAATGATAATTATATGTCTTACATTGATAATGTTGGAAAGATTCAATGGGATCTCGGAGAGAAGGGAGAATTCCTTTCTACTAAAAAGACCATGTCTGTAGTTGATAGGAATGGTAAATGTTATCGTGTGACTGTTGAGGAAGTAAGATGATTAATGTGTTGAAGTGGGTTGCCACCATCGTTACAATCGCAGGGGCTATTGCAACTGCATTAATGATTGACCCATTAAACATCTGGCTATTAAACTTGGGTGCATTTTTGTTTTTGATTTGGGGTTTCCTAATCAAAGAGAAAGCGATGATTGCAGTGAACGCTGGTTTACTGCTCGTGTATGTTGGTGGAATTTTTTATAGGATGTGACATGAATAAATTTGCAGCAATGAAACAAAAGAATGCGATTGACAGTGAGATTCTCTTGATTACTCAAGAAGAATGTGCTGAAGTTACGCAAGCGATAAGTAAGGTGTTCAGGTTCGGTATGGACGATGAACATAATGGACAAACTAATCGAGAACACCTAGAAGAAGAAATTGGTGACTTAATGTGTATGATTGACTTGCTTATCGAGAATGGTATTATTAGTGAATCTGCAGTAATTACTGCAAAAAACGAGAAGCTGAATAAGCTGATGACATGGTCTGGAATTTTTAAGGATGCAGCATGATTCAGATTAATAATCTATCGCCTTATGAAGTCGAAATGCTAGATCATATGTGGTCTTTGGACACTGAAGAAGAGTATTTTGAGTGGTGGAATTTGCTAGATGAAGAGGATCAGAGACTTGCAGATAGTCTGCAACAAATGGTTATCCTTGCATCTGCCGATGAAGTCTTAGAGAAAGATAATCAATATAAAGATGCAAAAGAATACCTAAAGAAATTTGCCTTGCAAAGAAAGTAAATGTATAATAGAACCTTGAAACCTAGAAATCCTATTGCAAAGGATCTCCGCACTCCAAAGTATCGTATGCGTACAGTGGAGAGCAAGGTTCAGTACATTCGTAAACCTAAGCACAAAAAGGACACATATGAGTCTTAATTATGAGGCAGAGTTCTATCGAAGTGGTCTGTTAAAGACTGTTAAGATTAAGGAACATAACATGGGCACATCTTATGAAATGATTGAATTTACAATCAAGAATAAGTTGACTGATGATAACGGTAAAGTTATAATTGACGCTGGACACACTTCTTTCTTCTCTCCAAAAGAGTTTAAAGAATTTTTTGGTCCAATTTTTAATGATATGAAAGAGAGAATTGATAATGACATTTCAGACAGTGTTCAAAACGGATAAAGAATTCGAGGAATTTAAAACATGGACTCTAGGAATACTTCACGATGAAAATGCCAAAGATTTGTGCATTACTTTCACCAAAAAAGATGGTACAGTTAGAGATATGCGATGCACTCTCAGTGCAGGACGAATTCCATCAGACAAAACACCAACCAACGAAGGAAAGAGTAGCCAAACTTCTGGATCCGCAGTTCGTGTCTTCGATACAGAAAAACAAGAATGGAGATCCTTCCGCTGGGATTCCGTAACGAAAGTGAGTTTTAATCTATGAATAAGATCTTAGGTACATTTGGAGTGATTGTAGGCATTGCCATTATTATTGGTATTGCCGTTGTATTTCCACTCTTAACTATTTGGGCATTGAACACTCTGTTCTTGTTGACTATCCCTTATACATTGGAGACTTGGTCAGCAGTTGTTCTGCTACAAATTTTCTTTAAAACATCTATTAGTTACAAAAAGGATAAATGATGAATTATGCTTTAACACCAGAGCAAAAAGGTGACTTGCAAAAAGCCATTCGTGAGATTAGTGATTCAATGACACGAACTGAAGCAGAACGAGATCTAATTAAAGAGATCGTTAAAGATCAGTCTGACACTTTGCAAATTCCAAAGAAAGTTATTTCCAAGATTGCAAAAACATATCACAAGCAGAATCTACATCAAGAAGTTGCAGACCACGAGGACTTCGTGGCTCTATACGAGAAAATTACTGCAAAATAGTGCTTGTCTTTAATTGCGACTTGCGGTATAATAGATATTATATTATGGAGGTTACAAACCTATGGCTGTGAATACTGCAAAGCGTCGTGCAAAGAACCAAGCAATTCTTGCATCACAAAAGAAATACGAACCAACAATCGACCAGCTGGACTATACAACCAGCCTAAGTCGTGCGTTGGGTTATTACTCTACACACACTGGTGCGAAAGAGCAGAAGTTATTTGCGATTGAGTTCTTCTCAAAGAAAGAACCCAAGATTGCCAAACAACTTAAGAAACTTCCCGACTACAAATTTCAGACATTTGGTTCACTATGTCGTATCATGTCCAATGATCAGACAGACTTGAAACAATTGTCCAATGTTAGTCCATTCTTTACCAATAAACTAAAAGAGTTATTGGATGATGCTAAGAAATACATCGAAGAAGTTGAGATTGTGAAAGCACCGACCAATGTCATTAGCATACAAGATCGTATGGAAGAAAAAGCCAGAGAACATGCTGGTGAATTCGAGGGTGCTATTGACGAGTGGGTTA